AATAGTGTCTGATACTCTGTAAATACCTGCTGGGAAGTATAGTGAGCGTCTAATTTCAGGATTCTTTTCACGGCAGAATAATTCATAAAAAGCACGATTAATGGCCGCTGTGTCATCAGCTTCACCATCGCCTACAGCACCAAAGTCTTTAACACTGGCCATGTCATCTAGTTTACGACCTAGTGTACGTTCAACAGCAGGATCATCTGTTTTAACTGTATAACCTGCGGCAAGTCCTTTATAGGTATATGCTGATGCTACTGACAATACATCACTGAATTCTGTTAAAACTTCAGTGTTACCAATAACTGGTGCACCTTCTACTAAGGTACCATTACCAATGTAAAGTCTGCGTTGATCTACTGACCAACCTAATTCACCGCCTGATAACTGTGGCAGGTTTTCATGTAGACCTTTTCTGTGTTGAATTCTTGATATTTGAACAATCGCCATGCTTCTATTATCCTAGTTTATATGATAGTATTTATCTAGTTGACAAGATAGATGACTAACAAATAATAGGTCGCAAAGTGAAATAATTGATCTATAACAGCAATCCACCACCAGACTTTGTCTTTACGTCCACAACCTATGCCGTGTTGTACCCTGTGCTTACAAAAGTCTATGTGCCAGTGTGCTAGATAATCTAGTACAGATGCTAGTAGTGCTGTTTTAAAATCAATTAAGAGAAAGACTAGAAAGGTGCCTAAGGCGTGATGTAGATAGTGTGCATGACAGCCAAAGTAGTTATACTTGCTGTCTGTTTTGCCCCATAATAATTGTGCTTGTAGTCCAAGATCAATTATAACGTGTTTTACAAATAATAAAAATAATATGCTTTCCATTACCTAAATTTAGTGTAGTATTCTTCAACACGTTGCCACCATAGGTCACGCCACATGTCAAATTCTGCACCTTCGCTTATGAACTCTTGATATTTATAGTCTGCTGAACACATTAAAACTACACCTTTTTTAATGTTGGTACCATAGACTTCATTGTGTGCTTCTGCGTAGGCCGCTAATTGAAGAAAGTAATCTTCAATCCACTCACGTTTTTTAGGTTTATTGGTTTGTTTAAAGTCAAGTATAGCACCTTCGCCTTTGTGTATTCCTACACAGTCTGTGGTGCCTGCATATATTTTAGGATGATATAGAGCAACTTCTGTACCCCAGAACTCGTCTACATCTTTGAGTCCTTCAGCAATAACAACTTTAGCCATATCTAAACTTTGTTGTGCATAAGGATTTGAAACTGATTCTTTTAGTTCTTCACCGTTGACATAGTCCTCAAGATACTTGTGCATACGTGTACCTCTATTGGCCGCTTCTGTAACTATCTGTGTTGCCTTTTCCTCACCAACACTTTTACGCCAACGTGCAAGACCTTCTTGCTTTTCTTTTGATTTTGTTTTATCTAGGATTGTAGTAACACTTGGTACTGCTTCTCCATCTGGACAAGTGTATAATCTTTGACCATCTACACTTGCTCTAGACAGTTCTGCATAATCAAATTTCTTTACTATCATCTACTGAAAAACTTTCTCCGCAACCACAAGTTCCGGTTGCATTAGGGTTTAAAAATGCAAAGCCTTCGTTGAGTCCTTGCTTTTGCCAATCTAATACAGTACCATCTATGAAAATTAAATCTTCTTTGTTAACAAATATTTTAACACCTTTATCTTCAAACACAGTGTCTGTATCAAGTTGTTCGTCTGCTACTTCTAATATATAGCCAAAGCCTGAACAGCCTGTAGATTTTATACCAAAACGTATGCCCAACACGTTTCTACTTTCTATAAAGTCACGTGCTTTTTCTACGGCCTTTTCTGTAAATGTTATCATACTGAGAATGAACTACCACAACCGCAAGTGGTTGTAGCGTTTGGATTACGAATAGCAAATGTAGAACCCATGGCTGACTCTTGCCAATCTATTTCTGCACCTTGTACATACTGAGCACTCATTGCATCCACTAAAATAGTTATACCGTTGAATTCAAATACAAAGTCATCTTCAGACTTTTGTTCTTCAAATGTAAAGCCATATTGAAAACCTGAACAGCCACCGCCTTCAACAAACATTCTAACCTTAAGGTCAGGGTTTTGTTCTTCAGCAATTAGTGCTTTAATTTTATCAACTGCTGAATCTGTTATTGTAATCATCGAATCCATCTTAGTGCAAACTCCGTTATTTTTTGTTTATCAACAAAAGGATCAAACCATATTTCGCTTTTCTTGCCTATGTCATGATCGTACATATAATTATGTAGTCGCCATCCATCGCCAATGATAAATTCTAAACCAACATCTACATCTAATGTTATCACGCCAATATGCTCGTCTAACCAATTTAATATAGGAACGTGTAATAACATTTCTCTATTAATATATCTGCGTTCTGATTGACTGAGTTTGCTATAAACATCTACTAGTTCTTTGCTGGCTAGTAAGTTATAGTTTAATACAAACCTATGATCCATTCTTTGCTTGGTAGTCTGCTATCGCACTTTTAATTGCGTCTTCGGCGAGTACAGAACAGTGGATTTTAACTGGAGGGAGTGCCAACTCCTCAACAATGTCGGTGTTCTTGATAGCCGTGGCCTCATCGAGGGTTTTGCCCTTGAGAAGTTCTGTGACGAGACTGCTACTAGCAATAGCACTACCACAACCATACGTTTTAAACTTAGCGTCTGTAATAATTCCATCTTCTACATTAATTTGAAGTTTCATAACATCACCACAAGCAGGAGCACCTACCATACCAGTACCTACTGTTGGTAGACTCTTGTCCATACTGCCCACGTTACGTGGATTTTCGTAGTGATCTAAAACTTTATCTGAATATGCCATATAAAAATCTCCATAATACTTGAGTATTATTGTACACTATTTATACAGGAAGTCAAGCGATAAAAAAAGAGCTACCGAAGTAGCTCTTGTGGAGTAGCAAAGGCCAATGTTGAAGTTACCTTTTCATTGCCCTTTTAGCCATGGAGTTAACCGTTTTACGTGCAGTATCTACAGACATTGTTGGGTTTTTAGTTGATGTTAAATCAAAACTTACATGCTGTGGATTCACGTCAGCAATCATATTTTTTAATGGGTTTCTTTGTGCCATACTTTGTAGTTGACCTAAAGAAATATTCATGCCTAAATTGTCTGCCATATTAAGAAAAGTCTCAGTTGATACTTTTCCTTTTGTGCCTAAATCTTCTGAACGACTAATAAGATACTGAACCAAGGCCGCTAGTTCAAGTTCTGAACCATATACCTCAAACAGTTTCATTAACGACGTTCTCTGCCTAAATCTGTATCTAAATCTGGTTCTGCTGGTGTTTCTAAATCTGCAACTGCATCATCTAAATCTGCTGTTGCATCATCTAAATCTGCGTCTGCATCTGCATCTGCTGTATCATCAGTAGCAAACTCGTCTGGAGCTACTACTTCTTCACCAGTAATTGGTGCCATTGCACTTTCTAAATCTGTTTTTGCCTGTTCTAATGCCTGTACTAAAGTTGAAATTGCTGTGTTTGTTGCGTCATAGTATGACTGCGTTTGGTTAATTCCAAGTTCTTGCTTCATCATTTGTGCTAGATTAGGCAAGTCCTTATATTGCATTTCTGCAACATCTTCGTACATTTTCTGTATTCTGTCTACAATGTCTTGAGCCGCTAGTGTTACTTGTGCTTCTTCAACGTCTGCTTCTGTAATAATTGATTCGTTTGTTTTACGCTTGTGCATTTTACCACAAGCCTCTTCCATTTCTTCTTCATCTTCTTCTGCTGGATCTGCAATATCTGCTGGCATCATACCTGCTGGTGCTGTATGATTCATTTTTTTCTCGCTTGTGCCGCCTGCATACGGATTTTTATCTGCTGTACCTTCAGCAAGTCTTGCTTCTAATGCTTCTTTCATCATTAATGCTTGTAGATAAGCAGGGTTGTTTTGACTTGTGTGTCTTTGAATACTAGACTGTACTTCATTTACCAATGCAGTTGTTTTGGCTAATAGCCTTTGAGCCTGTTCTAATGAAAGGCCAGATACATCAACCTTACGATTGAAGTAGCTTTCCATAAGTTTGCCAACCTGTTTTACTTTATTTGTTGCTAATTCTTGCAGTTTCATTGTCAAATCCTTTTCGTTGATAGTATTTAGCCAATTCGATTGTGTTCTGTAACATAATTTTAATATCGCCTCTAACAGCAATATTATTAGTTACTCTATCAGCCATCAACATTCTTCTATCTTGGTCTTTTGTTGTTTTTAATATTTGACTTTGTCTGTCAATATCAACATCAAGACGTTGTAATCTTCTATCTTGACTCAGTAAATGGAATGCTTCTTCTATCCTACCATTGTATTCTAAAATACAATATGCTAGAGCATTACGACTACATGTAAATTCACTGACTTCTGTGCCGTGTCTTTTTACCATATAGTAACCGTCTGCTATTGGGGAAATTGTGTAACGTCCAAAAACAATGTAGTCTGATTTGACTTTAACAATGATTCCTGACGAAAGGCTTTGTAGACTTTGGGTGGCTAGAGTCTTAAACTTTTTGTAGCTTTGTGTGGTATCAGTATTCACTGTATTACCAAACAAACTTAGTTAGTAACCAACCTACCACACCAATCAACATAGTAATTGCTGTGCCAGCCCAAGTAATCAGTTGTGTTGAACGTCGACGGTCAAGATGTACAATCATATCTTTGATTTCGCCTACTGAACGTTCTAACGAACTTACTTTTTGCTCAACTGTGTCTAATTTAGTTTCCAACGCATCGTACCTCTCGGCACATAGTTCAACGTGGGCTTCTAAATTTTCCTTTTCAATCTGAGTAGTACTCAACGCTTTTTTTCTCCAACAGGATATTAAAGCATCATTACTATGCGAGCCTAAGATTTGCCTATATGTGCCAATTTTGTGTATCGTAAATGCTTTGTAACTAGCCTAAACTAGTTGCTTGTTTTTATTTATCACAATCGGCTAAATTACCCGAAAATAAGTATTGGTGTGTTCGCCTAGAGTGTTGATTGTATTATTGATTTTGGCAGTTTCTGCTAGGCTATCTATGATAGGAATGTTGTTAAAGTCTGCAATAAGGCTTCCTAATGGGTGTCCGTGATCTGTAAAAGCATCTTCATGTTCACTTTCAAAGTCAAAGCACCATACAGTGTAAGGAAATAAACTTGGCATATAGTAACTACCAAACACGTGATCCTCTATTTGTACATCTTCTATCTTTACTGGACTGTGTACAATACTAGGTTGTGCCCTTAAAGATATTAATTGTAAGAATGTTTCGTAGTTGCGTTGTTGATTACGCCTGACTATTTCTTCAGGGTTACTGGGTTTGCGAGTAAATCCTGTAGGTGTAATATCTATTAATGTATAACAGCGTATCATTCTTTTGTTAGCTCTACTAGAACTCTAAGTTTGTCTAGAGCTTCTTTAATCATTGTGTGTTGGGATAATGTTGACCAGTCTTGTTTGTACATCCAGTCTCTATAGTCTCTGAACTCGTCATCTAGTTCAGTAACTAGTTCACGTTTATAGTGTGGATCCATAAGTTTACGTCTGTAAATAGTTTTGCCACCATCGGGTGATTCGTAAACCCAAGCAGTTGTATCTCGTTCAAACAATTCTTGTTGTTCCATAAACGTATTTATAGCCACAAAAAAAGCCCTGCTAAAAAACAGGGCTCTTTGAATAAGTTAAAAACTTATGATAATGTTGCCGCTACAGTTACGCCTGTTACTGCTGG